CGGACTGCATCATCTTCGACGAGGCGATGCTGGAGCTGACCTCCACGCAGATCGCCGCCATCATGCCGACCGTCTCCGCGCGCCCGAACCCGCAGATGATCTACACCGGCTCGGCAGGCACCAAGGAAGCCGAGCACTTCGGTCGCGTCCGGGCTCGAGCCCTCAAAGGCGGCGACCCCCACATGGGCTGGTCGGAATGGTCGATCACCCCCTGCAACTACTTCTGCCCGATCGACTGCGACGAGCACGACTCGCCCGACGATCCCGCCAGCCACGCAAAAGCCAATCCCGCTATGGGAATTCGGATTACCGCCGAGCACATCATGAAGGAGCGCCGGGCCATGTCGCTCGAGACCTTCCTTCAGGAGCGCTGCGGCGTGGGTGACTGGCCTTCCGACGGCGACGGCTGGTCCGTGATCGACCGCGACGCCTGGGAAGGCCGGGAGAACCAGCTTTCGAGTCTGGTCGGCAAGTTCGCTATTGCCATCGACACGGCCCCGAAGGCGAGCTATTCCTGCATCTCCGCCGTCGGCCTGAACGAATTCGGTGACTTCCATTGCGAAATCACCAAGGAGGGCGACGAGAACGGTGAGGGCCTGTTCGATTACCGGCAGGGCATTCGCTGGGTCGTTCCTCGCGTGCTGGCGATCTGGAAGGCCAACCGGCCCGCGTTCGTCGTCATCGACAAGGCATCTCCGGCGGGCACGCTGATCGAAGAGCTTGAAAGCCACGGCGTGAAAGTCGTGTCGCCGACGATCCGCGAGTTCGCGCAGGCGTGTGGCGACGTGAAAGACGGCTTCGCCCCGCGTGATCCGAGAAATGCAACCCACATTCACCTGAACCAGGCTCCGCTGAATCTGGCCGTGGCGAACGCGGAAATGCTGCCTCTCCAAGATCTCTGGCGCTTCTCCAAGTCTGCGAGCTCCGCCGACGTAACTCCACTGACATGTGTGACCTTGGCCCACTGGGGCTTCAAGCAGCACATCTACAAAAAGGCTTCGAAGCCTTGGGTGATTAGGCGGTGAGCGAATGCTCGTCAAAAAGGAAGAACTCGCTGTCGCCGGAACCGGCCTCGCACTCATAACCGCTGGGGCCGTGTGGCTCTGGGGTCCTATTCCGCTGATCGTGGCCGGTGTCATCGTCGTCTTCGCTGCCTTCGCACTCGACTTTCTGTGAGGTGGTGACGGATGGCTAGCTTCTGGTCCCGCCTGCGTAAGAAGGACGAACCCGAGACCCGCGACCTGTCGATCAACGACTGGATCTCGCAGATGAAGTCCCAGCAGACCTTCGGGTATCGGGGCAATCGCGAGACAGCCAAGCAAGAGTCCATCGGCGACCAATTCATCGAATACGTCCACGGCGCCTATCGCTCGAGCGGTGTGGTTTTCGCCTGCTGCCAGGCCCGCCAAATCATCTTCTCCGAGGCGCGGTTCGCGTTCCAGGACATCAGCAACTACCGCCCCGGCGACCTGGCTGACGGCCCGGAGCTGGATCTGCTCGACGTTCCCTGGGAGGGCGGCACTACCGGCGAGCTGCTGGCGCGGGCCATCCAGGACGTCGACTTGTCGGGCAACCACTACGTCGTCAAGGAGTACAAGGGCGAGGGCAAGTGGCAGCTACGCAGGCTCCGGCCCGACTGGGTCGACATCGTCCTGACGGCGGACCCGAAGATGGCTCGCCAGGCCGACATCGACGGCTACCTCTACCGGCCGGACCGGACCGAGGACAAGAGGCTGTGGGAGTACTTCCCGGTCGACGGCTCCAACGGCCGCATCGCGCACTGGGCACCCATTCCTGACCCCGAGGCCATGTTCCGGGGCATGTCGTGGCTGACGCCGGTTGTCCGGGAAATCATGGGCGACAAAGCCATTTCCGACCACAAGCTCAAGTTCTTCGAGAACGCCGCGACGCCGAATCTGTCGGTCAGCCTGAAAGAGACCGTTTCGAAAGAGGACTTCGAGGAGTTCGTCGAGGCGATGGATGCCACGAAGGTCGGTGTCGAACATGCCTACGAAACGCTCTATCTCGGCGGCGGCGCGGATGTTCAGGTCATCGGCGCGAACGTCCAGCAGATGGATTTCAAGGTTGTCACTGCGATCGGTGAGACCCGAATTGCCGCCGCTGCCCGAGTGCCTGCAAGTGTTGCCGGTATCTCGGAAGGATTAGGCGGCTCGAGCCTCAACGAAGGCAACTTCAACGCCGCCAAGGACCAATTCGCTTCCGGCACACTCCGTCCACTCTGGCGTTCCATTTGCGCCGCCTACGCCCCACTGATCCAGGTGCCGAAGGGCAAGCGCCTCTGGTTCGACGACAGGGACATCAGTTTCCTGCGAGAGGACCAGCTCAAGGTCGCCCAGCGGTTCCAGATCGACGTCACCTCGGTTACCCGACTGGTGATGAACGGCTGGAAACCGGATGAGTCGGTTCGGGCCGTCCAGGAACGCAACCTGGGTCTGCTCGTCGGCGCGCATTCGGGCCTGTACTCGGTGCAGCTGCTTCCGCCGGAGGTCAGCAAGCCAGATCTCGCTGCGGCGAAAAAGGCCGAGGCGGATGCAGAACAAGCCAAGGGCGACAAGAAGAAAGACCCGCCCGCGAACCAACAAGGAACAGGCTCGAAGCGTCGACCCGGCCCCGGCAGGCCATCGAAGTCCGAAACCAAATCCGACGAATGGCTAGACGCCGTCCGGGATGGCGAGGACTGGCGCGAGGACTGGGAGGACGAAGATGACCAAACTGACCCGTGATTTCGAATTCCGGAGCGGCGGCGGGGACGGTGACGACGGTTTCACGCTGACTGGCTATGCGGCGGTGTTCAACCAGGACACCCAAATCCGCAGCTGGGAAGGAACATTTACCGAGCGCATCGCCCCCGGGGCTTTCCGAAAGACGCTGCGCGAGAACCCGAACGTGATGATGCAGTTCAATCACGGGCACGACGTTCGGGTGGGCACGGTCCCGATCGGCCGCTTCACTGAAATGCGCGAAGACGAGCAGGGCCTCTTCGTCCAGGGACGACTGAACGACAACGACGTTGTGGAGCCGATCCGCCAGGCGCTGGTCGACAAGCAGATTCCCGGTATGTCGTTCCGGTTCATCGTCGTTCGCGATGAGTGGGCCGATAAGGACGGCAAGAAGATCCGCTCCGCTAACGAACTTGCCGAGATGCTGTACAACCCGGACCACGAACGCGGGCCCCTTCAGCGCACGATCAAGGAACTCCGGATCTCCGAGGCGGGACCGGTCACTTCCCCGGCTTATCCACAGACCTCGGTAGGCGTGCGCAGCGCGGAGGATCTTGGCGAGGCCGAGCGGGCTGACATTGCCGCCAGCTACGTCCGAACCGCGCAGCTGGAGTCCGAAGAGCGCAGCGACGATCACAGCGACCACGTTCACTTCCGTTCCGACGACGTCGAAGCCTGGCTCGAAGCCGAACGTGCCTTCAACTGGCTCGAAGCCGAACGTGCCTTCAACTGGCTCGAAGCCGAGCGCACACATCAATGGCTGGAAGCCGAAAAGGCCCATGCCGCAAAGACCCCGAGTGACGCCGACCGCCAGGTCACCTCGCTCGATACCCCGAAGTCCGACGCCGCCAAAAGCACCTCGGAGAAGCGGGACATCCCCACGAAATCCAAGAAGAAAGAGGCACGGGTTATGACCCTCGCTGAACTTCGCGAGCACCTGGCGGTCCTTCAGGGCCAGCGTGACGCACTGAACGACGAATACGGCGAACGCGCCATGTCCGACGAGGACCAGGCGACCTTCGACAAGCTGACCTCCGACGCCGAGCGCACCGAGCGTCAGATCAAGGCCATCGAGAAGCGCCTGGCCGAGGCCAAGGGCAATGTCTCCGAGCGCACCATCGACGGCGCCCCGGGCTTCCGCAAGAGCGTGGACGAGGACGAGCTCCACGACATGGACGCCATCCGCGCCAGCGCCCGGTCCCTCGACGACCTCGTGGTCAAGAAGACCGACGCGGCCAAGCGGATCGCCGAGCGCATGAACTGGGCCACCACGGAGCGGACCGAGTCCAAGGATCACGCGATCTACCTGCTGGACAAGGACTACACCGGCGAGCTGGCCGAGCGCATGATCAACGCGGGCTCCAAGGCGTACGAGCGTGCCTGGTCGAAGTACGCGGCAGGCAAGGCGATCGGCGGCCTGACCTTCGAGGAGCAGCGCGCCCTCCAGCTGGGTAGCGATCCCGACGGTGGCTTCGCCGTCCCCGTTCAGCTCGACCCCACGGTCATCTGGACCTCGGCGGGTGTCGTCAACCCGATCCGCTCGCTGGCGACGGTCAAGACGATCACCGGCAAGGAATACCAGGGTGTGACCTCGGGTGGCACCACGGTCTCGCGTTCGCTGGAAGGCGCCGAGTTCGCGGAGAACACCTGGACCCTGGGCCAGCCGACCATCCGCACCGAGCGCGTGACCGGCTACACCACGTTCACCTACGAGGCCGAGGCATGGAACGCCATCCGCGAGGAGATCGTCTTCGCGCTGCGCGACGCCAAGGACCGTGAGGAGGCCGAATCCTACACCAACGGCAACGGCACCTCGCCTGCTCCGTTCGGCCTGGTTTCGACCCACGCGGCCCCGAACCTGGTCGACACCGCCGTCACTGCCGCGTTCTCGGACGTCGACCTGTACGCGGTGAAGGAGGCTCTCGATCCTCGCTACCGTGCGGGCGCCGTCTGGATGATGGACGAGGGCATCGTTCACCAGATCCGCATGTGGGCGCAGAACGACGGCCCGGACCTGATCCAGCGCATCGACGGCCCCAACCCGGATCGCCTGCTGGGCTTCTCGGTTCACGAGAACTTCAACATGTCCTCGGCCCTGACCGCCGGTACGAAGATCGCGGTCTTCGGTGACCTGAAGGGTTACTACATCGTCGACCGCGTCGGCATGTCCATCGAGGTCAACCAGATGGTCCTCGGCCCGAACCGTCGTCCGACCGGCCAGCGTGGCATCGCCGCCTACTGGATGAACAACGCCAAGTGGTGGGTTCCCGGTTCGGCGAAGACCCTGAAGATCAAGGCGTGACTTAAAGCCGGGCAATCGCAACGCATTCCGACCCTGAGGGGTCCTTTTTTATGCCTGCGGTTGCCCGGCTTTGTCGGCCCGAAAGGAATTCTCATGGCTGAAGTCAAAGCCACGAAGTCATTTTCGTATCACGACGAGAGCTCCGGGCGCGCGGCAGTGGTCCGGGTCGGCCAGGTTCTCGACGAATCGCATCCCGCTGTGGCTGGCCGTGAGGCTTACTTCGAGGTCGTCGTGCCCCCCAAGCGCGGACCGGGCCGTCCCCCGAAGAACAGGGACTGACCATGGCTCTGGGTGATCCGTACGCGACGAAAGATCAGCTGTCGGCCTACCTGGAGCTCCAATCGGCCGCAGCCACCAGCAAGCAGGCCCTGCTCGAGCAGGCGGTGCTGGCGGCGTCCAAAGAGGTCGAGAACTTCTGCGGGCGCCAGTTCAACAAGGCCGACACCGCCTCTGCGCGTCTCTACCGTCCCTCCAGCTGCCGGTCCACCACGGTCGACGACTTCTGGAGCACCGACGGCCTGATCATCCGAGTCGCTTATGCCAGTGGCACTTTCGGCTCGGAGTGGCTGGCCTCGGACTACCGGCTGTACCCGCTCAACGGCGTGGTCGACGGGGTCCCGGGGCGCCCGTATCGCCGCATCCACCTCAACAACCTGATCTGGTCGTTCACCAACGGCGAGCTGGTCGAGGTCACGGCGAAGTGGGGCTGGGCGACGGTTCCGGCAGACGTCCATCAGGCGACTCTGCTGCTGGCGGCCAAGCACTTCCACCAGAGGAAGTCCCCCGTCGGCGACAAGGCCGGGTTCTCCGAGTCCGGTGGCGTCGTCAAGGTCGGTGCGTCGGCGCAGGCGTGCAAGCTCCTCAAGGAGTACGCGATCGGTAAGGCGATGGTCGCATGAGCCGACCGACTCTCTGGGAGCTGCGGAAAGCCGTCAAGACGACGATCGCCAACTACTGCACGGTCCCGCTGAATCAGTACGGCGTCGTCGAGGACATGGGGGAGACCCCGGCCGTCATCGTCGAGCCCCGGAGTGCCGACTACGAAGGCGCTTTCGGTGGCCGCAGCGACGTGTGGAGTTTCAACCTGTTCGTCGTCGTCGCCCGCACAGACGCCGATTCGAATTACGCCGAACTCGACGAGCTGATCTCCGGTTCCGGCGACGGCTCGATCGTCACTGCCCTGCGGGATCACTCGGATCTCGGAATCGACGGCGTGACAGCAACAGTCAAATCCATGACCGGATACGGCGGCTCTTTCCAGTGGTACGGCGAGCCCCATACCGGCGCAATTCTGCGCGTCGAAATCCTGGTCGACTAACAAAGAATAGAGGTGGGTGCAGTGGCTGCACTTGCTACTCAAAACCTTGTCAATGCGGGCACGGCACCTACCTTCGGTCCTGCGTCCGCTTCCGATACGGCTGCCGTCGGCAATGGCGGAAATACGTTCCTGGTCTACAAGAACACGAACGCCTCCTCCCGGACGGTCACGGTAGTCGTCAACGGGAATCTCGAATACGGGCTGCCCAAGCCTGATCCCACTTTCACCCTGGCTGCCACCAACGGCGAGGTCTGGATTCCCCTGCGTAAGGACTACGACAACGGCACCGGCCGCGCGGATATCACCGTGACCCCCGCCGTTGCCGATGTAACTGTCGCGGTCGTGCGGGTGTCCTGATGCCCCGCCGCTTCGAGGAGCCCAAGGACTGGGCAGATATCCGTAAGTCGCACCGAGAGCCGTATCTGACTACGCGCAAATACCGGGTGACGGGCGGACACGCAATTCAGGGGGCAGCCCCGGGTTCCGTCGTGGAGCTCGAGCTGACCCGTGACCAGGCGGACGCACTGATTCTCGCCGGTCACATCCAGGAGGTCCACGCACCAGTGCCTCCCGTAAACGAGGCAGCGGATGGGGCTGTCGAGAACAAGGGCAACAAGCCCCTTCCCAAGAAATGAGTTAGAAGATGGCAAAGTTCGTTCTTCGCAACTGCTTCATCGAAATCAATGGCGTGGACCTGAGTGACCACATCTCGTCGGTGGAGGTCTCGCTGAAGAAGCAGGCCGTGGACACCACCAACTTCTCCGGCGGCGGCAAGGAACAGATCGCCGGTCTGAAGGACGATGAGTTCACCGTCACGCTTCAGCAGGACTTCGCGGCGGCCGAGGTGGATGCGACCCTGTACCCGCTGTACGACCTGGAGACCGAATTCGAGGTCCGGGTCCGTCCGACTAGCGCTGCGGTCTCGGCGACCAATCCCGAGTACACCGGCACCTGCATTCTGCTCGAGTACCAGGCCCTGACAGGCAAGGTCGGCGACCTGAGCGAGATCAAGGTCAAGTTCCCGAGCCAGCGGTCCGGCATCGCGCGGGCTACCGCGTAACACATGCCTGAACTCGAATTCGAGGTCGCGGGCGTACAGGACTTTCGGAATGTCGCCCGCGTCCTCGGTCGAGAGAATCGCAGACTCCCGAAGGAGATCTACAACACGATCTTTCGGGAGTCGAAAGTCCTCGCCAAGGAAGCCGCCGCGAAGGTGCGGGCCATTCCTGTCGAGGGCACCAAGCACACCGGTCTTCGCAAAGAGATCGCCGAGGGTATCCAGATCGCCGGAGTCGTCGACAAAGACGGCGGGCGAGGTGTCCGGGTCATCACGACGATGGCCGAGGACGACGAGGTATACCTGCCCCGGGGATTCGACTCGCGAAAGGGTTGGCAGCACCCGACTTTCGGCAATCGAGAGAAGTGGGTCCGCCAGTACAACCCCGGCAACTACAGCTGGTTCATGGAGACGATGTCGGACGGGCAGCTGCCTATCGCGCTGAAGATCCACCAGCACATCCAAGACGCTATCGACGAGATCGACAAAGCCGGTAGCGCCGGATAACCACCCCCTAGACGGACCGGCAGAGGGAATGCGGGCCACTCTGCCGGTCCTTAAACCTGCCCGCACAATTCGAAGGAGCCCGCAAATGGCTTTTCTCAACAAGGAACAGATCAAGGCCGCCGACGACCGCGAAACCCGCGTGGTGGAGGTCCCCGAATGGAACGGCGAAGTCCTGGTCAAGACCCTGTCCGGCCGGGAGCGCAACAAGTTCCAGGGCTCGACGGTGAAGATGAACAAGTCGGGCCAGCCGGAGACCAACTGGGAGAACATGACCGCCCGGTTCGTATCTCTGGTGATGGTCGACGAGAACGGTAACCGCCTGTTCGGTTCCGAGGCCGACGTCATCGCGCTCGGTGAGAAGTCGGCTGCCGCCCTCGAGCGTGTGTACGACGCCGCCTGGGAGCTCAACGGTATGGGCGAGCAGCAGGTGGAGGACAAGGCCGAGGATTTCGGCGAAACCCCGAGCGAGAGTTCTACTTCCGACTAGCTCTTCGCTTGGGAATGACGGTGGAGGAGCTGCTCGATCGAATCAGTTCGCCGGAGCTGGCCGAATGGATGGCCTACCAGAAGCTCAACGGCCCGATCGACAGCACCTACTCCGATGACGCGCTCGCTCAGATCCATGAAGTCCTGCAATACCTGCTGAGACTGACGGGCGCGCAATACGAGGACAACCCCGCTCCGAATCCACGGCACTTCCCCCGGTCTTACGAATTCTACGACCCGATCGTCCGCGCCAAACTCAAAGCGGCGCATGACGAAGAGGAACAGATCATGTCTCGGGAAGAGGTCGACCGGATTCACTTCGGGGCCTGAACACCAAGTCCTCCTTCGGGGGGCACGCGGGCGTAGCTCAACTGGAAGAGCAGCGGTCTCCAAAGCCGCCGGTTGCAGGTTCGACTCCTGTCGCCCGCGCATTCAGCTGAACCCGAGGGGGATTCATGGCAACGACCTCACTCGGCTTCAACATCACCAGCAAGTACGACGGCAAGGGTCTGGCTGCGGCTCGGTCGGACCTGACGGCTTTCGCCACCCAGCTGAACAAGCTGGCGTCGAAGACCATTCGCATCAACGCCAACCTGAACGTCGACTCGGCCAAGGCAAAAGCCGACCTGGATGCCATCGCCGCGCGCCAGCTGAAGATCGACGCCGACCTCTATGTCCACGACGCCAAAGCGCGCGCCCAGGTGGCTGCGTGGGAGGCGAAGAAGGTCGAAGTCGAGATCGGTGTCCGGCTGGACGAAGCTCAGGCCAAGGCGAAGCTCCACACGATGGCCAACTCCATCAAGAAGATGGACCTGGACCTCAAGCTGGATACGGCTGTGGCCGAGGCGAAGATGGCCAAGCTGGCGTCGCAGACCCGGCTGATGACGATCCGCGCCGACGTCGACGCCCTGGCCGCTGAAGTCGAGCTCGAGCGGTTGAAGTCGGAATACAACGTCATCGACATGTACGCCGATCTCAACGTCGAGATGGCCGAGGCCAAACTGCGCAACGTCCAGCTGCGGAATCAGCGCGTCCAGCTGGGCATGGACCTCGACACCAAGATCGCCGATGCGAAGATCGCGCTGCTCGAGGCCAAGACCCGCAAGGTCGAGATGCGCGTCGACGCGGACACCAGTGTTGCCGCAGCACGGATTCAGGCTCTCCAGCGCAATCGCTTCGTCCGGCTGTTCGTCAATGTCGACCAGGCCAATGCCGTCGCGCACCTGGCCAAGATCACCCACTTCGCCCGATACGCCGCTCTGGGTGTCGCTGGCATCACCGCCGCCTTCTTCCTGATGGGCCAGGCCGTGGTGATGGTGGCCGCGCTGATCCAGACCGCGCTGATCGGTGGCTTGATCGCTGCCGGTATCGCCGCCGCCGTCATGGGCAAGAAGATGACCGACGAGCACACCAAGGCGACTCAGGCTGCTCAGCGTCAGGCTGCGTCGGCCGAGCGGGGACTCTCCTCGGCGTACCGCAATGCCGCATCCACCGCCCAGCAGGGCCTGCGCCAGATCGCCTCGGCGGAGAAGACCCTCGAGCAGGCACGCAAGGCATCGGTGACCACGGCCGCTCAGGGGCAGAAGTCTGTCCAGAAGGCGTACAAGGATCTCGAGTCGGCGACCAAGCAGGCAGCTCAGACCGCAGCGTCGGGGGCCCGGTCGGTCGTCACCGCCGAGAACCGCCACCGCGACGCCGTCACTCAGGCCATCCGTGTGCGGGCCAAGCTCAACGACGCCTACAAGGACAGCCAGCGCGAACTCGACAACCTGAAGATGCGCCTCCAGGGTGCGGCGGGTGACGAGAAGGGCGCTGTCATCGCGGTCCAGCGGGCCATGGAGGCGATGCACAACCTCGGCAAGGACGGGGAGCCGGTCACGCTGCTCGACCGCGAGGAAGCGCAGAACAACATCGACCAGGCCCTCCAGAACCTCGACGAGATCCGCCTGGGCAACCAGCAGCTCCGTGAGGATGTGGCCGAGGCCGACGCGAAGGGTGTCGAAGGCTCGGACAAGGTCGTGGCCGCCAAGGAAGCCATCCGCGACGCCGACCGAGAGGTTGCCGAGTCGGAACAGGCTGTCTCGCAGGCACGCCAGGACGCGGCTGATGCGAACGTCGCTGCCCTCGAGCGTGTGGCCGAGGCGCAGACCGGCATCGCCGAAGCGCAGCAGGCCGCCGCCGAAGCCAACGCCGCCGCCGCCGACCGGATCATCGAGGCCGAGCAGGGTGTGGCCGAAGCCAAGCAGCAGGCCGCCGAAGCCAATGCCCAAGCGGCAGAGCAGATCATCGCTGCGCAGGAAGCTGTCACGGCCGCGCAGACCGAGCTGAACGAGGCGTACAACAAGCAGAACGGCGCCCTCGCCCAGACCATGCGCTGGTTCCAGACGATCACTCAGCCGATGCAGGGTGCTCTCCGCGCGGCGATGGAACAGCTGAAGCAGAAGGCGATCGAGCTGACCCCGGCCCTCCAGGGCATGTTCGCTCAGG